ACCAACACCAACGAGGACGCAGCACTCGCCGCCAGCATTGAGCGAGCCATTGAGAGCCACGACGAGGAGATGGAGCGCCGAGAGGCCAGCGAAGTATCCGTCATTCGTGAAGTATGCGACCACTGGGTCGGCGTCAAGGGCTCCGGCCATTATCGGTACGGCTCGACCACGCCGCCCGCTTACTGGACGCACACCTACTGCCCTAAGTGCGGAGAGAAGCTGTGACCCAGCCCAAGACCGGCAGCGAGCTCAGGGAGAAGCACCGCTCGCTGAAGCAGAGCCAAGGAGCGATCGGCAGCGTCGCCTACTGCGAGGGATGCAAGAGCCCGAGCGGCGTGCTCACGAGCCGGTGGCCGTGCGAGGTCATCGAGGCGCTCGAGGACGGCGAGCGATACCGGAAGTTCTTCGACGACGTCGAGACCACCTACGGCAGCGACATCAGCGACCGAGAAGTCATCGACCAAATCTGCGACCTCATCGTCGAGGTCACGCAACCCGAACACTAACGGCGATAGCGACAAGCGGACTTAACGTCAGGCGGCAACCTCGTTCCGGAGAGCCCGAAGCGTTAGAGTTCGTGCATGAAGATCTCGATGAACCAGATGCGCCGCATCGTCGTCGCCGTCGACCCAGCCACGACCTCGGGCGACAACGCTGACGAGACCGGGATCATCGTCGTCGCCGAGGGACCGCACCTCGATCTCCCGGACGGGATCACGTGCAAGGTCGGCGGCTGCCGCAAGCACGGCTACGTCCTCGACGACCAAAGCGGCCAATACACGACGGACGCATGGGCGAGGGTCGTCGCCGACCTCTTCCACAAGTGGAAGGCCGACAGGATCGTGGCCGAAGGCAACCAAGGCGGCGAGATGGTCGAGGCCGTCATCAGGACGGTGTTCCCGAGCGCACCGATCAGGCGGGTCCACGCTCGACAGGGCAAGCGAACGAGAGCGGAGCCCGTGGCCGCCCTCTACGAGCAGGGCCGCATCCACCACGTCGGAGCGTTCCCAGTGCTCGAGGACCAGCTCACCTCGTGGACCGTCGACAGCGGCGAGAGCCCGGACCGGCTCGACGCCCTCGTGTGGGGAATCGTCGAGCTCGGCCTGACCCAGTTCAGTGGCGGCAAAGAGTGGCTGGAGTCGATGGCGCCACCCTGCAACGAGTGCGGCCAGCCGAACCCGCCGACGGCGAGCCGCTGCACGAAGTGCGGAGCCGAGCTCTTCGTGGCACCCCAGACGGACGAGATCAAGTCGTTCGGTCCGGCCTCGGGAGCCGACATCCCACTACCGCCGCCGAGCGACTTCAACCGAAGCGTCATGGATGCCATCGGTCAGTACGGCCCGCAGACGTGGAGCCCGTTCAAGCTCCCCGGACGATGATCGAGTGCGAGCTCTGCGGCACCCCGTACGACCCGATCGCACGACGCTGGCGATGCCCGGCCTGCGGTCACAAGACGACGTGCTGCGAAGGGGAGCCGTGCGAATGACACCGAACCGTTGCACGCAGCGATTACCGCATGTAGGCTCGGCCCGTCTTACTCGGTTCATTGAGAGCCCGCCGATCGGCATGCTAGACCCTGATCCACGACCACACCCGTAGGAGGGAGACACGATGGCAGTTCCCATCCTCGGGAAGCGACGAGAGCGTCGACAAGCAGAGATCGCAGCCGCCGTCGAGGCTGGCGTCGAGAAGGCAATGTCCCCGGCGATGGTTCAGGCGGCAGCGCAGTCGCAGGCGGCCAGCGGAGCCACCTACCCAGTCCTGCGTGAAGCACGCAACCCGTCGAGCCCGTTCGACCAGACGGGCGGCTACGGCGGAGCCTTCAACCCGCTGCCCCGATCGAACGACGACTTCAACTCCCTGTTCGGTCCCGGCTACCCACTCGTCCCGGACCCGCTCGATGCCCTCGGACCCGAGGGACGATCGCTGCCCCGGCGCACCCAGTACCTCGTCAGCGCCAACCTCCAGCTCATCGACCGGCGCATCCCGTGGAGCGTGCTGAAGGGAATCGCCGACGACGTCGACGTCGTGCAGCGCTGCATCCAGATCGTTCAAGACGCCATCGTCGGCCTCAACTGGTCGTGGGGATTCAGCCCGATGATCCTCCAGCAGATCATGGCCGAGACCGGCGAGACGAATACCTCGAAGGCAACCGCCTACGCCCGAGACAAGTACGGCGAGGAGCTCCACCGGGTCCAGACCTTCTTCCAATACCCGGACCGGCGCATGGGCTTCACCTTCAGCCAGTGGCTCACGGACATCATCTACAGCCACCTCGTGTACGACGGCATCGTGATCTACCCGCAGTACAACCTCGGCGGCGAGCTCGAATCGCTGAGCACGATCGACACGAGCACGATCAAGATCCTGCTCGACAACCAAGGCTTCATCCCCCGGCCACCGGCTCCGGCGTTCCAGCAGATCCTCTACGGCTTCCCTCGTGGCGAATACACCGCCGAGGACATCAACGGCGACGGCCAGATCCCGAACGGCTACCAGTCGGACCAGCTCGCCTACTACATTCGCCGCCCGCATCCGTCCTCGATTTACGGCTACAGCCAAGTCGAGGAGTGCGTGAACATCGCCACGCTTTACATGCAGCGCCAAGCGTGGCTGCACAGCGAATACACGCACGGAGCCACGCCCCGCCTCTTCATGGAGACCGCAGGCACCGAGACGTGGACCCCAGAGCAGCTCGCCTACTACGAGCAAATCATGAACGACCGTCTCTCCGGTCAGACGCAGCGCCGCCAGCAAATGTTCATGCTCCGCCCCGGAATGAAGCCGACGGAGATGAAGCAGATGGACGAGATGTATAAGAACACCTACGACGAGTGGCTGATCATGCAGATCGGCTCAAAGTTCGGGATCCCGTCCGGTCAGCTCGGCATCAAGGCGCCAGCCTCGCTCGGCGGAGGAGCCTCGAACATCAAGGGCCAGACGGACGCCAGCGAAGCGTTCGCCACGGACGCCCTCCGCAACTTCCTAATCGACTGCATCAACGACATGGCACGCCGCTTCCTCGGAGTCGGCCCAGAGCTCACGGTGACGTGCACGGGCGGCAGCGACAACGACGACAACGTGCAGCGTGCGCAGGCCGACGCCAGCGACGTCAGCGCAGGCATCCGGACCCGCAACGAGATCAGGGCCGAGCGAGGCATCCCGCTCGTCGACGAGCCCGAGGCTGACCAGCTCGGCATCACGACCGGACAGGGCGTCTCGTTCCTCGCCGGGCAGTTCGCACAGCAACAAGCGCAGCAAGCAGCGCCGCCAGCCGCACCAGCCGCCGCACCGAAGGCAACCGAGGAGACCAATGGAGCAGGAGTTCAAGGCAACGCTGAAGGCGGACGCCAGTCAGTTCCTAGCGGAGATGGATCGAGTCAAGGAGAAACTGGAGCAAGCGTTGGACCTGCTCGAGCAGATGGACCAGCGACTCCCGCCGCCGGACCAAAGCAGGCACCCAAGCGTGAGCCAAGACCCAAGGTCACCCCAAAGGACGACGTCCGACAGCCCGAGGCCCAGAAAGAGCTCGCCTCGTTCGCCAAGTTCGCTAAGGCTCGTGTCCAGCGAGGATCATGGCGCCCCTTCGTTTTCGAGCACGTCAGCTACGCCGACGCCGATCGACTGAACGCAGCCGGAGCCACCGGAGACCTCGAGATCATCAAGGCCGCCGTGTCGGCACCGCTCACGACGAAGCCGACGAAGGCTGGCATCGCCGTCATCGCAGCGGACACGGGTCGAGTGTTTATGCGCCAGCGCTCCCTCGACCACCAGCACAACGGCGGCAAGTGGGAGTTCCCCGGCGGCAAGAGTGAGCCCGGCGAGAGCACGCCCGAGACCGCAGCTCGAGAGTGGACAGAGGAGACCGGAGTCGGGATCCCAGACGGCGAGCTCATCGGACGCTGGACATCCCCGGACAACTCGTACGCAGGCTTCGTGTGGCAGATCCCGTCGGAGGCAGCGATCCCCGCAGGGACAGTCAAGGGCAACGGAGACGCCTCGGCGTGGTTCGCCCTCGACGAGCTCACCGGCAACCCAGCGGTCACCGATCACATCCGCTCGATGCCGCTCCACGTGTTCGGAGTGAATACGACCAAGGCACTCGACCTCGCCGAGTTCGGCGTGCACCGCTACGCCAAGGCAACCGGAGACGCCGCAGCGCTCATCGAGTGGTACAACGACGGAGCAGACGGAGCGATCGACTGGGGATCCGAAGGCGACTTCGATGCATGCGTCGCCATCGCAGGCAAGTACATGGAGAACCCTGAAGGTTTCTGCCAACTCCGCCACATCGACGCCGTCGGCGGACCCGCCGGGAGCGAAGGCAAGAAGGCGCTCGACGACACCTTCGCTCCTCCACAGACCGTCCAAGCCGCCGCACAGCGAGCACTCGGCTGGCTCAAGGAAGGCAAGCAGGGCGACGGCTTTACCGACACCGGGCGCAAGCGAGCGAGCGATCTCGCCGCCGGCCACGTCGTCTCCCTTGATACGATCAAGCGCATGAAGGCGTACTTCGACCGACACCAGCCCGACCAGAAGGCCGAAGGCTTCGAGGCGGGCGAGGACGGCTACCCGAGCGCCGGGCGAGTCGCATGGGACGCATGGGGAGGCGACGCAGGCTACGCATGGGCAGAGTCAGTCGTCGCCCGCAACCAATAAGCAGCAGCCGTGACCATTCAGTGGAAGAGCGAAGGCTTCGGTCGAGAGCAGATCATCTGGAAGGCCGACTGGTCAGAGGACGATCAGATC